CGCTCTTCTATGAGCGCTTGAAGCTTAGCCTCATGCTCTGCCTCTTTAGCCTTTAGGTGCTCTAATCTTTCAGCGTCTAACTTGATACGCTTCGGTGGCCCGCGCTTTTTTAGGTATTCCATTTAACACCATACTTCTTGAAGTACTCGCGAGCACGTCTACCAGTTTGGTAGTCACTCATAGAGCGCTTACGCCACTGCTCAGACCCTACAGGGTACTCTTTATCGTAGAGGTGTGCTTTCTCTGCGCGAGGCTCTAAGTCTGAGCCACCTTCAGCATAAAAACGCAAAGCAGCTTCGGCTTCTTTAAGCCTCTTCGATAACCTGCTATGCGACTCACCTAAAAATATCGGCGGGCTATACCCGTCGCCGTCTAAATTCATAGTCTCACCCTCTTAGTCCGTACCCTGCGATAAGCAGAGCATCTAAAATACCCTCGTGCGGCTTACCGCTCTTTGGCCCTTTCGGTATCATATCAAAGAGAACGGGGTAAAGTCTTTTACCTGCGATTAAACTTTTAGCTTTAGGCTTTAAATCCTTTTCAATTCCTTGATGCGCCCACTTGGCCCACTTAGAAGGCTCGACGTAAGTAACGCTCATATCTAAAAGCTTTATAGCTATCTCTAGAGCCGCGAAGCCGCGACCGTAATTAAAGGCACCACCTGCGCCCATACCAAAAGAGACGGCGCGCTCTAAGAGCACGTGCTCGCCTTGATAGAGTCTTAGAATTCTTTCGACGCCCTCGAAGTCTATCTCTGTACTCTTACCGTTTACGATTACAGGCATGACGTGGAATTGGAAAACACCTCTCGCCGTGAGGTAAACTATCGCGCCGTTATTACCGGGGTCTACTGCTACGCATGACTTCATAATATATAACCTTCATTCTTTATTTAATTAACTCACCAGTCTAAAAACGCTGCCTGCCCTAACTGCCCTAACTGCCCTAACTGCCCTACTATATTCCATATAGCTCATATACGGCCCTAATATTCTCTATTTTAGTGCTTTATTATTTAGCCCCTATACCCCTATAAATCCCTATTCCATAAACTTTTAACAGTAAAAGGTAGGGCAGGTAGGGCATTATAGAGCTTTTCCCTAGCGTAGCTAGGTGCCCTACCTGCTTTCCAAAGGTAGGGCTTTTGCCCTACCTAGGTAGGGCAACTAAGCCTTTTTACGCTGCCACCGCCACTTTCTTGAGCCGTTTTCCATAAACCTAACCCTTACGAAATTGAGCTTTTTTAAGCAATTCGCTACCCGCATCTGGGTGGTGCGGTCATTCTTCAATCCAAGGGGTAGGGCAGAAATGACGTCGGAGACCGTAAAGAAATTGACGTTAAAAAGGGTACTTTCGTTAGCACTTAATAACGATTCGATGTCGTTTTGAATCTCGTCGAATTCGACTCTATCCAAGTTTTCAGGCGCTGCTAGAAGCTCGCACCGCTTACCCTCTTCGACTAACGAGTAGCCCGCTTTGTATATCTCTACGACTTCTGCGAAGAGCTGCTCGCGGTCTTTCTCTAAGTGAGAGAATTCTACCTGCCCTACACTGATAGGTAGGTAGCGCCTATGGCCTACGTCATCTTTTAAGTACTGCTCTTTATCAGTGGTGCCCACGAATACGCACTGCCTAGGAAACTGAGCCAAGCGCTCACCATAAGGCGGCCTGATCTTATCAGTAGTACGTGCTACGAATTCTTTCATAAGACCCGTATCGTACTTACTCATGGCTGTAAGCTCGCCTAGCTCATAGACCCATACGCCTTGTAAATTCATAACGGCGTCTTTATCGCCTAGAGGAATTGAAGCATCTGAGAACCATTTATCGCCTGCGAGAATTCTAGGGGTCGAGCTTTTACCCACGCCTTGAGTACCTTCTAAGATAGGTACCCAGTCGAATTTACAGCCGGGGTTATAGATACGGCCCACCATGCCTGCCAGCATAAGAGTGCCTACGGCTTCTAAGTATTCAGCGCTTTGCTTTTCGCTATTTAAGTAATCACGTAGCCACGTAGCTACTCTCTTCTCGCCGTCCCATTTAAGAGTATCAAGCCAGTCTCTCACTGGGTGAAACTGATTACGGGTACCGATATAGATAAACGCTTCATTGATTAGATTTACTGAGGGCTCAAAGCGGTAATGTTTTTTAAGCCAGACCTTACAGGCGATAGCGTCTTTATCCGTAACCACCGCGCCACGCTTAGACCAAGGCGTATCAATGCCCCATGAGTCCTGCACTGCGAAGGTATCGAATAAAATAAGCTTCTCGCTAAGAGCGTTACGTAAGATGAGAAGCACGTTAGCTAGAGTCGTCTTCGGTGGCGACTTATCGTCATCGTACTTTATGCGCTCAAGCTTCCTAGTCCAGTCGCCACCTTCTGTTAGCTTCTCAAACTGCTTTTCTGCTTCGCTAGTGGTGAGCTGAGGCGAGTCTGTAATCTCTTCATTGAAGAAATTATCCACCTCTCTATCTGCCTTCACCTTCTTTAAAGTGTACTTCTTTAGCCACTGAGCCGCGCGCTCGCGGCGTTTAGACTTAGAATGGTCATAGGCAGCTTCACCGAGATAGTAGTCTTTATCGGTGAGCACTGAAAGTATTTCGCTATCGCTGAAGCCTTCGGCGTGCATGGTGCTAGCCGCTTTGAAGAGTGCTACCGATCTATCTTCGACGTCTTCACCCTTTGTAATCATGGCTACTAAGTCGTCGTGAAGTCTGCCGTCAAGTAAGTCTACTTCGACGAAATTAGTTACCACGCTTGTGGTAGCACTTTCTTCTACTTGAGAGTCGTTTTCAATACCTTCAAGGCTTAAGACGGGTAGACCTTTAATAGTAAACGGCGTCAGCCACTCATAGGGCTTACCACTATCTGGGTGAATAGAAGGCGGTAGCACCACTTGCTGCCCTTCACCCATAAGAGATATCTCCCAAGCGGCGCGAAGGCGGTAGCCCTCTTTAATTTCTTCAGGGGTAAGGGTAGCGATATCTTTTTTAGATGCCTTAACTGAAGGCATATAAACTTTTACTGACTCGCTGCTCTGCGAAAGTCTTTTCGGTTTAACGGGCGCTTTACTTTTTAAATAAAGATGCTTAGACCCGTTACCTCGACCTGAGACTACTGTAGGTGCATCGACTTGGCCGATAAGCTCTTCAAGCTTTGCTATCATTTCTTTTAGATGCTTTTTAGATTTAGACTTTACGTCGCAGTCGATTACCGTAAGATAATAGTCACCCACCTGCGACGCTCGCCCGAGCCGCACTCCTAAATTAAAACCTACCTTATAGGCCCTTTCCAGTGAGGGCCATTCTTCTCTAGGCCCTTTAGTCCAGCCTGATTTAACAGGTGCTTTTGATTTCTTATTTAGCCAGTGCGTGGCTAGACCTAGCGCATATAAGCGCTTTGCTTCTACTAACATAAGCTCACCCCTCTAACTCGTGTCGTCGTAATATCTTCTTTTCTGTTTACTTCTTAAATTTGGAAAACTACTACTTCAATAGTCCCTGAAATAATAAGTCAATGCTTAACGCTCTAGAGGTACTGGTGAGAGTAACCTACGAGAAGCCTAACCGCTTCGTCTGCATCTGCGACTGGAAAGATCGAGAGATACCTCGACGTGCTAAATTCCTTTGGAGTGCCGACGATAAATACTGGTACACTACAACTTTCGAGCACGCGGCTAGACTACGCACTTACTTTGATAAACCCTTGAGAGATAAAACTAATAGGGTCTCAGTCATAGAAGTGCCTTGGTCTAGCCGCGTGCCAATTTTAGCCATGGGCCAAGCCGCTAAGCCGCACCAGATAGAAGGCTTTAACTTCGCTATGAGCCGTAACCATTCCTACTTAGCCTTCGATATGGGCCTAGGTAAATCGGCTACAAGTATCATGGTTATTAACCAGCTTTACCTCGAGAACAAAGCGGCTAAAGTTTTAATTATAGTGCCACCATTTCTTATTACGAATTGGATAAGAGAGATAGAGACCTTTAAGGCGTGGCGTATCTCGACCTTAGCTATTCGTACTTCTCGTATGATACAATTCGGCGACGTAACTATAGTGCCTGATAGCCTCTTTATAGATAATAATTTAGTCTCTATGATTAAAGCCCGAAGCTTCGACCTGATAGTAGTAGACGAAGCGCAGCGCTTTTTAACCGAAGACTCTAAGCGCACTAAGGCTCTCTTCGGTGAAGCCATGGGCCAAGGCATAGTGCATAAAGGTGCTAAGGTAATTTTACTCAGCGGTACACCTATGCGTAGAGGACCTATGGAATTATGGCCCGCTCTTCAAGCCCTCGCATATAACGAAATAGATTTTAGGTCTCGCCACAAGTACGGCCTAGACTTCTGCGACGCCCACCAAGAAGAAATATTCAACGGGCGCACGGCTTGGAATTACAAGGGCGCTTCTAATTTAGATATCCTAAAAGAAAAGATAGAAGGTAGCTTCATTCTAACTAAGAAGCTTGAAGATCACGTCGAGAGCCTAAAGGGCCTACTCACCGAAAGAGTGGTGGTGTTAGACGCGAAGCTCTCAAGTAAAACTTTGAAGCTCGATAGGACTCTGCTAGTCAAGCCCCCGCCGCTAGAGAAATTAGTAGGCGGTCAAGGCTTAGGCGCTATAGCTGAATATAGAAAGCTTCTCTCTTTAGAGAAGGTGAAGCCTTCGGCTGAGTACGTTAAAAATATTTTAGAGACTACAGAAGAAAGCGTGCTCGTATTCCTGCACCATACCGAAGCTATCTTAGCTATGCAGAAAGCTCTAGCGAAGTACGAGCCGCTCGTCATTTACGGCAAAGTTAAAACGAAAGATAGAGACGATATAGAGCGACGCTTTCAAGCCAAGGGCTCTAGAGTTTTAATCGCTAACATAGGCACCATGGTAGGGCTTAACTTAACTCGTGCCTCGCGCTGCGTATTCGCTGAGTCGTCTTGGTCTTCTACGGATAATGACCAAGCGAGAAGCCGCGCCTTCAGAATAGGCCAAGAGAGCAGAGTAGTGGTGGATTATATAACGCTAGCGAATACGCTTGACGAGTATGTTCTAAGTAGAGTTATTAAAAAGCGCACGACGATAAATAAACTTTTTTAAAGGGGTAAGAAGCATGACTCAAGTATCACTCACACTAAATAACCTAACGCCGCTAGAGGCTAACGCCGTACTAGCGATGCTTCAGCCAAAGGCCACCACGCCTACGGCTGAAAAGCGCGAGACGAAAGTAGCAGCGCCTAAAGAAACTAAAAAGGCTAAGCCAGTAGACGAAGATGAAGACGATCTAGAAGACCTAGACGACGAAGACGAAGTAGAAGATGACGAAGATGAAGTAGAAGAGGCAAAGCCAAAGGCTAAAGGTAAAACGACTAAAGAAGCTGCGGCTACCTTTGAAGACGTATCGAAAGCTTTTAAGGCGTTTACTCAAAGCTTCGACGATATCAAGAAGGCCCGCTCTGCACGCGCTAAGGTGCTCTCTAAGTTTGGAGTCGAGCAGCCTTCAGAGCTTGAAGAAGATCAGTATGCAGACGTTATCAAAGCACTGAAGGTGAAGAAATGACCTTAGCTAAGATAGCTTCACAAGTAGCGAAGATAGAAGGTAAGAAGTCTCAGACGTCTATAGGTAATATTCGCGAGACGATTAAAGCCCTCATGCTTTTAGAAGCTGCCATGCGAGTGGCCGATCATTTCGACCTCGTTAGCAAAGGCGTGCCGAACATATGGAATCATAGCGACGAGTCAGAAGCCTTTGATACTCTTAGGCTTGAGACTGCTAAGCTAGCAGAGAAAGCCTTCGCTAAAGAATTAAAGCGTAGGCAGAAAGAAGCTAAGGCGAAAGCTAAAGCCGTAGGCCACGTAAAGTTTTAAGTTTAACCGCTTGATAGCGTCGGTGAAGTAGCGTTATCTTTTTAGGCCGCTCGTTGTTTTCTTGGCTGATTACTGGCGAGCGGTCTAAATATTTTTAGAGGGGTAAAAATGGTTACGCTTTATATCAGAGAGTCATACTACGCACGAGACTGCTACCGCGTTGAAACGCTTTTAGAGAAAGACGTTAAGCGCTTCGTCAATTCTATCAATGGTACGGCCTACACCTTCGACGGGTTTACCTTTAAAGCGGTAGTGCTATGAGCCGCGAAGAATGGCTTTCAATTCTAGAGGGCGTGGTTATAGCTTCACTACTGGCTTCGGCGTGCCTAGCTTTTACCTCTATGGTTAGCTGCGAGATTCAAAGTAGAAAGCTTTTATGCTTTGAGAAAACAAAACTAGAGGCTTGTTTAAAATGACTCTCGACGAAGAAATTAGAAAACTAAAAAGGCAGCTAAAAGACTTAAAGGTAAAGGTTAGCCATGAGTCAGACCGCGCCTACAAGTGGCTTCAGTATTCAGAAGACCTAGAGGCTAAATTAAAAGAAGCTACCTACCGCTTGAGGCTTATCTCTACTCACCACTTTTTAACTAATGAAGGCGATGAGAAGAATTCTATAGAAGTTAACGCGCAGATAACTGCGGCCTGCGGTCTTCAAAATATAGCCAGAATGAAAGCTCGTAAGCCATGACTCCAAGCCAAGAGCTAGACGCTTTTCTAGAGAAGCTATCGAGCGCAGCGAGTGGTGCCACGCTCTCAGCCAAAGAGTGGCATAAGCTCACCAGTGGCGAAGCCTCTGAGAAGTGGAAAGCTAACCGCGAAAACAATGCGGCTTTTATCAGAGCCTTTAATCCTGAGACGTGCCTTCTACTTCTTACCGTTATCGAAAGACTTAGAGAGCAGCGAGACGAGACTATCTTAGCTTATTCTCACGGGCATGGTGGCGATAGGCTCGACGCTGAAGAGCTTTCGGCCAAAGATGACGGCGTTATCTTAGGGGTACTAAATAAAGAAGAGAAAGAATCGAGGCACTAAAATGAAGTACGTAATGCAGACTAGAATATTTATCGGCGTAGTGATAGCGGCTATTATTATCTTTGACGTCTACGTAATGGTAGCGGGTGGTAGCGAAGCCACCATATCGCATGAGCTTATCGCATGGTCGTACCAGTACCCAGTACTACCCTTCGTAATCGGGTTTACGATGGGCCATTTATTCTGGCGTATTAGCAAAGTAAACGGTAAGGCCAAACGTGACTGAGCGTAACGACGTCTACTATTTTAGAAAGCTTGTAGCGAAAGCTGCGCCCGGCGCAGGCGGGTGCTGGGTATGGCAAGCCGCTAAAAATAAAGACGGCTATAGCTCTACCTCATATAGAGGTAAGCAGGTATCGGGGCATATTCTAATAATGAAGCTCTTGGGCTTGTACGTAGAAGGTCTTTACGTAGACCATACCTGCATGGTGAAGCATTGTATAAACCCGCAGCATCTTAGAATGGCGACGCCTAGGACTAATGCGCTAGAGAATAACCCACGTAACCCGGCTGCGATAAACGCTAAAAAGAAATACTGTAAGTACGGCCATGCTTTCGATAAGGCCAATACTGCTTTTAACTATAATGGTAGGGGCACTAAAGAAAGAATATGTAAGCAGTGTAGGCGAGACGTAGCGAAAAGACGCAGGCTGAAGCGCGGCGCAAAGTCAGTAGAATTTAAAGACGATCTAGTTAAACTAAAAAGCTTCGGGTTAAATTATGAAAACTAAGACCTGCATTTTATGCCATAGGACTTTGGCAGAAGATAACTTCGCTATCAAAGTCTCGAGCCGTAACCTAAATAAAATTAGATACTGTAGGCGCGCTCACTGCTTAGACTGCGGTGGCGGTGCCTATAATCGCTTCTTAGAAGACCGAAAGAAGCAAAGAGAAATTAAGAAGCAGAATACTTTAGCTCTTATAAACGCTCGCGCTTACGAGCGCAGTAACGGTATTTTACCTAGGGGCCTAAGCGATGAAGCGAGATAAGTACGGCCTGCTAATTAGAGAAAAGTACAGCCCTGAATTCCACCCCGGTAACTTAGGCGACTCTCTCGCTGAGACGTGCCGACTTCATATTCTAAATAATCAGTACCTGCATACGGGTAGCTTAGACGCTTTTAAATTAAACGCTAAGAGCTACGTATCTAGCTACGCCGAAGGTACGAGCTTACTAGAGTGCGACGTTAGAGACTTTGGTTTTATCGCATGGTGCCGCCACCCTCTCGCTAGTGTATGGGGCGTCGATATCTCTAATGACCAAGTGCTACCGATGCTTGTCGCTTACTTTGCGTCTAACAGTAAGACCGCGCCGAAGAGAGCTAGGTGGCTTCTGCCGGGCACTTCAGTGCTAGTCAGCCCCGGCGTATGGTGCGTCTATCGCGGCCACTGGAAGCTTCTAAACTTTGTAAACATAATCCAAGGGCTTCTCTTTTTATTCCCGTGGCGCTGGTCTGACGATGAAAAGTTTAAAGGTAAATTCTGGAAAGTAGAGCGCTCTAATGGAAAGGTGCAGGACTACTTGAATTACCTTTGCGTCTTTATAGCGCTTAAGCAGTCTGGTAAATGGGCCACGCTCATTACCTCTAAAGAGAAGTGCCTAGCCGCAGTAAAGAAATACTATCTAGAAGGTGAAGACGCTGAGCCTAATAGCCAGTGGCTTGTAGACCTTTACGAGAGGGCACTAAATGAATACGCCTAAAGCTCACTCAGAGTTATCTGCTTCTGCTAGCGAGAGGTGGCTTAACTGCGCGCCTAGCGTAGCACTGATTAAAGAAGCCCCGCCACAAGTAGACTCGAAGTGGAGTATCGAAGGTACGTTAGCGCACCACCACTTAGAGCAGCGGCTTCTAGCGATATGGTACGGCGATAAGTATAAGATGCCTAAAGACTTGGCCGCTAATCCTGATATGCAGGCAGCTATCGAAGTCGCAGTCGAATACGTTACTTCTATCTGGAATGAAAAGACGCAGAAGCTTTTCATCGAAGAGAAAGTAGACCTTACTTTTATCGACCCTGTAATGTTTGGCACTGGTGACGTCTTCATAGTAGAACCTGGTAAGGTGCTCTACGCTATAGATTATAAACATGGCGCAGGTAAAGCCGTAGACGTCTACACTGAGGGCGCTTTCGCTCGAGACCATAATACGCAGCTAGTTTATTACGCTCTCGCTATGGCCCATAGGTACGACTATAATTTTAAGCACGTCGTGCTAGCTATCGTGCAGCCAAGAGCGCAGCACTCTAAGGGTCCTATCAGGACTGTTAAGCTCACCATGACTGAGCTTAAAAAATATATTTATATCTTTACCAAAGGCGTCGAGCGAGTGCGTCGCGGTAACGGCAGACTTAACGCAGGACCATGGTGCTACTGGTGCCCCGCGCGAGAGCACAACTGCCCCTTGCAAGATAATCTTAAGTATGAAAAGAATCGAGAGCTACTTAATAGCTTCGACGAATAACCACTAATGAGAGGGTGAGATAATGGCAGTTACGAAAAGTAAAAAGAAAAGTAAATTCGATTTATCAGGACTGAAAGGCGTAAAGGTAACGAGCCCTAAATTCGTTACGAGCTTTCCTAAACTTTTTAAGCCTGAGGCTTTTCAAGAAGGTGCAAAGCCTGCTTACTCAGTCGTTATGCTTTTCAAGAAAACGGCAGACCTAAAAGAAATGAAGCAGGCAGTAACTCGCGCGAAGGTAGAAGCCTTTGGAAAAGATAAAGAGAAGTGGCCAGATATCGAATCACCATGGCGAGACGGCGACGAGAAGTCAGACTACGCGGGCTTCGAGGGTATGACTTACGCTAACGCTAAGACCTATAACCGACCTCTTGTAATCGACCGATCTAAAGATAAGATTGAAGATGCTGACGACGTATACGCTGGCTGCATCGGTCGCGCTTCGCTAGTAGCGAAAGCCGTCGAGAGCGCAGGTAAATACTTTATCACCTTCTACCTACAGGCTTACCAGAAAGTAGAAGACGGCGACCCATTAGGCGGTGGCGGTTCTAAAGATGACTTTGAGGATATCGAAGACGATGAAGATTTAGACGCTGACGATATTGACTCAGACGACGATGAAGATACAGAAGATGAAGATGAAGAGTAGAGAGGGGCTTACTAGCGTAGTCAGACGATAGCTCACCCTATGCGGCACCAGTACTAACTAGCTTCTCTATTCCTAAGCTGTGGCCCCGTGGCGATATTAACGGGGCATTTTTATTGAGGGGTAAAAATGATAAAGCTCACTAACGACCAGTTCACTAAATTAGAAAACAGGATTAAAAAGACCGCAGAGACTTTTCTAACAGACTATGAGCTTGGCTACTTCTTATCTCAAGAAGACGCCTTCGATACTTTAGCTATGAGAATTATCGAAGACCTCGTAGCAGAAGCGTTACTCGAAGAGCCGCAGTTACCTCTAGCGCCCGTCTTTTTTCCGCAGGACCAGTAGCCTATGCGTATCTCTACCTTCGGCTACCGAGAGAATTCAGAAATTAAAGAGGTTACCGCTTACTTCGTTATGCACGGTGGTGGGCTAGGTGATTATATCAATATGGTCTCTGCTCTAATTATGATAGCTGAGACTATGCCTCACGTTAAGGGGCGTATCATTGTTAACAGACCATTCCTAGGCGTCGCTAAATATTTATTCGATAAATATAAAACTTGGTACTGTATCGACGCCGCAGATAAAAACTTAAAGCTAGAAGACGATGCGCTAATTATAAACCCTGAGCCAAAGAAGCAGGCGGTAAACGCTACGGGCGCTCACCTTATGGACCTAGGCTTTAAGTACTATATGAATATTGATAAGTGCCCTCAGGCGCTTAGGCAGTATAACGTGCTACCACGTATCGACTATAGCGGCCCGTGGAAATGGAGAAAGCTAGACCGCACTAAGCCTTACGCAGTCTTCACGCCGGGCGCTACGACTAAAGCCCGCACCATGCCTGCGAAAGCGTTTAACGAAATGGTGCGCTATGCTCACTCGCTAGGTGTAACGCCTGTATTCCTAGGTAAGAAAGACTTTGCCGAAGGTCGTAATATGGAAACGGCTAAAGACTATACGGCTCAATTCTCTAAAGAATATGACTACTCTTTAGGTATCGACCTCAGAGAAGAGACTACTCTTCTAGAGTCAGTGCAGCTAATGCGCGGGGCTCGCTTTGTTTTAGGTCTCGATAACGGTCTACTTCATTTCGCAGGTTGCACCGATACGCCGATTATCTTTGGCCATAACATAGCAGAAGTAGAAGAGCGTCAGATTAGAAGACCATTACCTAACCGCACCTTTAATATCGCAGTACCACGCGAGGCGCTTAAGTGTATCGCGTGCCAGAGTAATATGCGCTTTATCACTGGCCATAGATTTAACCGCTGCGCTTACGATGACTACAAGTGCTTAGAGTATCTCTTCGCTAATGACTGCGAGACTTGGAAGATAGCGATGCAGAAGGCACTAGAAGTATGAATACTAACGTAGACCATCTTAGGGCACCGCCGCCTATACCGTACTCTGATCTATCTCGAGCGCTAGGCCACTGCGAAGAGTCTCTCGAGTACGTGGCTAAGAAGTGCGATAGGCAGTCTACTTTTATCGCAGCACTCGCCGATTATATTTACAATGCTGAGCCGTTTAACGAAGAGACTAAGCGCTTTTTACTTCAAGCTATGGCAGACCAGCAGAAGTACGAGCTAGATATAGCGCGCGCGAGAATTGAAAAGCTAAGAGCAGGTACGCTCATAAAGTAAGGTGAGTACTTTGAAAGAGCTAGAGCTAGATTACGAGACAAGAAGCGAAGCCGATCTAAAAAGAATAGGCCCCTACCTTTACGCACTTCACCCTTCGACTGAAGTGCTCTGCGTCTCGTGGGCACTAGGCGACGAAGACCCTAAGATATGGTGGCCTACGCGCCCGAAGTTTTCTACGGGCACCCTAGAAGAATTAGTCGGGCACCTCTTAGATGAACAGGTAACTATCTGCGCCCATAACGCTGGCTTCGAGAGGTGTATAACTCGCTTCGTACTAAGCCGTTACTGCGGCTTCTCTAATAAGTCGCAGCGTCTTGCCCGAAAGCTTGAGTCGCTCAGCGCCTCGCGCTTTCAGTGCTCAGCCGCTCAAGCCGCAGCGGTGGCGATACCTCGTAGCCTTGAAGGTGCCTCGCTTGTCATGGGCCTAAGCGAGCAGAAGGATATGGAGGGTAACAGATTAGTTAAAAAATATATGAAGCCCCGCACCTCGTGGCGTAAGTGGAAAGCCACGGGCATAGGACTAGAGCCTAAGAAATATTACGATGATGACTTCGAGCTTATGGCCATAGGCGATTACTGCGTACAAGACGTAAAGGTAGAGCGCTTACTAAAAAAGTCTCTGCCACCACTCACACCATACGAGCGCCTCGTCTGGTTAAAGAATCAAGAAATGAATAGCCACGGCTTTAGCGTCGATACCGAAGCCGTCGATATTATTCGCAAGCTTATGCGTAAAGAAGTAAAGCGCTTAGAGGCAGAGCTAGTAGAGCTAACAGAAGGTGCGATTACCACCACGGGGCAGAGAGATAAGTTTATCGAGTGGCTTCGTACTCGCGGCGTAGAGATACCTAACCTCAGGGCTAAGGTCGTCGAAGAGTTTTTAGAAGATGAGAGCCTAGAGCCTTCGGCAAAGAGGGCGCTACAGATTAGGGCCATGATATCTAAGACGTCTAATAAGAAGTACCACGTGCTAGCAGAGCGCGTAGGGCCAGACGGTAGGGTAAGAGACCTAGCTCTCTACCATGGTGCCTCTACAGGGCGCGAGACGGGCATGGGCTTTCAGCCCCATAACCTGCCTAGGGGCACCATTGAAGTAAGCTCTGACTACGCTATCGACGTAATCAAAGAAACGAAAGACTTAGAAGAGATAGAGTTTTTAGTAGGCCCACCCTTTGAAGTTTTCTCGTCTTCAATTCGGGGCATGATTAAAGCGACTGACGGCTACGAGATTATCGCCGCTGACTTAAACGCTATCGAGTGCAGGGTCTTAAACTGGGTAGCTGGTAACGAAGACGTGCTTGAAGCGTTTAGGAATAACGAAGACCCGTATCGTAAAATGGCTAGCCGTATCTTCGGCGAGCCTATGGACTCTATCACCAGTAGCCAGCGCTTCTTAGGTAAGACCGCAGAGCTTGGCTGCGGGTATCAGATGGGGGCCGATAGATTTTATCAGACCTGCATAGAATGGGGCGTGCCTGACGTAACCGAAGACCTAGCAAAGCTCGCCGTAAAAGTTTACCGCGAGAGCCATAGCAAAGTAGTCAGAGCGTGGGGCCTAGCAGAGCGTGCAGCGACTGAGGCGATACTTAAAAAAGGTACGACGATTAAAGTCTTAAAGTGCGCTTGGCACTATGACGGCTCTTTCTTATGGTGCCAGTTACCAAGCGGTAGACGTCTCGCCTATAAATCACCATCGGTTAGAATGGTAAAAACGCCGTGGGGTGATAGCGTAAGAAAGCTATACTACTGGTCTGTAGACTCTAAGACTAAGAAGTGGAAAGAGCAGGGCAGTTATGGTGGGCATATAGTAGAAAACCTATGCCAAGCCATAGCTAGAGACGTTACCGTTAGCGGTATTATGAATATCTCTAAGGCTGGCTACCGCTATCTATTCCAGTGCCATGACGAAATTATTAGCGAGAAGCTGGCGGGCACTGGCAGCGTTAAAGAATTCGTCGCTCTTATGACTGCGACCCCACCGTGGGCCAAGGGCTTACCGATAGCCGCAGCCGGGTGGCGCGGGCCAAGGTATAAAAAAGACTAGCCCCTAAGTACCTGAAAAGCTTAAAGGATACAGCCACTAAATTATTTTATTTAGTGGCTATTGCTTTTTTATTTAGTCAGGTGTAGTCTAAGAGAGTAGTCAGATTTAACGAAAGGTTTTAGAAGATGAGGCTTCGTGATAAAATTTTAAAAATAAAAGCCCTTGAAGACGCCCTGCTAAATAAATCTAATAAAGTCATAGATCAGTCTGAGGGCGTAAGATTAGCAGAGGCGACTCTCAGTAACCCGAGAGCCAAGTCCAAAGATAAAAAGTCTGCTTACGTGAGGCTACCTGCTATGCGGGGATACCTCGCAGAGCTTGAAGCAGAAGAGAAGATTTTATCAGACGCACTAGAAGTAATCCGAAGTCTACAAGAGGTGAAGAAATGAAAACGCTAATCGTAACTCTAGCAGCTTTAAGTCTCGCGGCCTGCGCACCTTCTGACGATAGAGAGAAAGACTTAAAGTCTTACGGCACGGCTAATGCTTTCTTGCAGACTGAAGCTAACGCTTTCCAAGGTATCGCCGCTATCGAGAATAGCATGGTACACTTTAACGGCACCATACTAGGGTTCTTCGACCCCAGCGCAGATAGCTCTATGAATATGGTAGACCTTGGCAGAGACGGCAGGGGCTTTAGCGGTAACCGCAAAGTGCTCACTAGTGGTGCCCGATTTAGCTACGTCTTAGAGCATATGGGTAACCTCTATAACTTCGTAACCCGTGGCGGCCAAGTACACTTACTGACAAGCCTCGACGGCGTAACGTGGCTAGAGCATGGTATCGTGTTATCTTCAGACCCTAACCCTGATAGCCCGTGGCACCAGATATGGAATGTCGGGGTCACTGTAGAGTCTGACGGGGTATTCCACTTAGTGGCAGAGATAGGCGACTCGCGCCCTAACCAGCTAGGCGTGGGCCTTGGTTACGCACGAAGCGACTTAGGTAACTTCGTCTTTAACTTCGACTCTAACAAGAGCGCGGGCCACGTGGTGCCCTATGGTGGTAACCCGTATATCACTTACGTAGCAGGCCAAGGGCTTCTCGTAATACACGGCCAAGCGCACGACCCTCACGGGCCTTTCGGTGCTGAGTGGTACGTAACCGCATCGACCTTCGACGGCACCACGTGGCAGACGCATAGGGATAAGTTCACCATCGGTGCGCCTCAGATACACATATGCGACCCGCACGTTATAGATACCCCGCGCGGTCTTCTTATGACGGTAAGCCATGACCAGAATAGACTCTATAAACTAGAAGCTAGCGGCGAGACCTTTGAAAGCTTGTGGGCTAAGTTACGGTAATCTCAATAGGATGCGGTACTAAATAAATTTATTTAGTACCTATTGACTTTTTATTTAGTCAGTAGTATTCTTATCTCAGAGGTGAGTTATGGAAAAGTTCTTAGCTAACATGATAGTAAAAGGTAAAGTCTGCGGGTTCTTTGTAGTTCTTGGGTACCGCGTTTTAAACGGGCGCGCTATGGTACAGGTTAAACCATATAACCCAGAAACGGGCGAGACTTCTGCGGGCGAAATAGCCTTCGACGAAGACGCTCTTGAGTACGTAAATATTAGCGGCGCAGGTCCGATAGTAACTCACCATGGCTATAATTCTTTTTATGGCGAAGTAGTTACGCTATTAGATAATGGTGAGGTAATAGCTGGTGGCTTCGTTATCGACCGCGTATCTGCGTCTAATGCGTTAAAACTTTCTAACGTAGTAGCGGGGTTCTAAAATGAGTAAGCTATATGGTATCAGTGCAGAAGGTAGATTTATGGGGGCGAGAGCTCACAAGACTTGGGGCTATTCTTTTTATAGCCACGTCTCAGGTCGCGTAGCCTGCGGTACGCAAAGAGAAATGACTATGAAAAGAAATTTAGCTATTAAGAAGTACGGTCTAGATAAAGAGTTACGTCTAGCTGAAGTCGTAGAGCTACCTAAAGAGTGGGTAAAAGCAGTTAAAGAAGCTAAAGCTAACGACGCTAAGTGGGCAGAATTTAGAGACGGCATGGGTACACTAAGAGTACAGGTCTTAGACGACGGCAGCCTATTCATCACGACTTCAAGTAAGAAGCTCACCACTGCGACGAAGCGAGCTATAGAGGCTATCGCTAAAGGCGGCGGTAGAAAAGTAGAATCAACTAAAGGCCATTTAGGCGTGGTGGTAAAATGAGTAAGCGCCACTTTCCTATAGGCTTCTACTTTGGCGAGGCCGAAGAAATTAACAAAAGCGTTAAGAGAATTCATAAAGGCACCTTAAGTAAAAGCTACAGAGGTGAATTCGCTAGAAGTATCGAAAGCCGTTGTAAGGTAGAGAATAAAACTGCTAGTTATGATCTAAATTATAGGTGGGCTAAGGTTACTTGCAAGCGGTGCCTAGCTACGAAAGGTAAAAAGAAATGAGTAAACTACTATCACTTCTACACGTGGTGGCCTACGCCACCACTAGAGGTATCGACTTAGAATTCTATGCGGTAGAGGCTCTTATGGAGAAAGATATAGTAGACGCGCCGTTAAGAGCTATGAAGGTTAGAGCTAGAGATAGGCGCGCTGGCACCTTTGCCGACCTAATGATATATGAGAAGGTGCTAATAGAAGCAGTAGTGCCAGATACGGCGGTAGCCTCTTTGGTTTTAAATTTAGTAAAGAGACTCGACGAAATAGAGGTAAAGAAATGAGAAGAGACTTTAACCCACAAGACCAAGAGCCATACTTTCCACGCCTAGGCCAAGAGCCTAAGAAGTCTTTCGGCGAAAAGGTTAGCAGTAATTTCTTCTTAAGATATATGAGTGGCTACGGCTTAGACGTAGGCTTCAAAGGCGGTAACGAAAGTGCGGCCCCGATACTCACCAGCGCCGTAGGTGTAGACCTTGGGTACCCCGGTTACGACGGGGCTAATTTACCCTTTGCCTCTGAGAGTAAAGATTACGTCTACTCGAGCCACTGCCTTGAGCACGTGCTTAAACCTTTCGACTGCCTACGAGAGTGGCTACGAGTGGTGAAGGTAGGCGGCTTCGTTATCATAGTGGTGCCCCACCAGTACCTCTATGAAAAGAAGTCTAATATGCCTTCGCGCTTTTCGCGTGAGCACCTGCGCTTCTATACGCCTTCTAAACTTTTAGAGCACGTAGAAGCTGCACTAGCGCCTAACTCGTATAGGGTAAAGTTTTTAGAAGACGGCGATACCGACTTCGACTATAACCTACCACCTGAAACGCATAGCACTGGTCAGTATGAGATTACTCTAGTGCTCGAGAAGATAACCCCACCATATTGGAAAGTGGAATAGATCATGCAGACTGAAGATAATCAGAGGCTCGAAGCCGCGAAGTTTTTAGAAGAGGCGCAGGGCTTTGCGCATAAGGTAGGCGAGCTAGCAAAGAGCGAAAAGATATCTACGCCTGTATTCATCTTCTCGATACTCTCTTGTCTTGGGGCGCTTAAAGTTATGAGCCCGACGCAGTACGAAGCAGTAGAGAAGTTTTTTAATTTAATCAGTAAACCGAACGAAAGAGGTAACTAAGTGGAACTAGCAGAATTGGTACGATGTAAAAGAGAAGACCTAAAACTATCGCAGAAAGCTTTAGGCGCTAAGCTTGGCTACCCTGACGGGCAGGCTATCTCAAACTTCGAGCGAGGCGCAGGTAGCCTACCACTGAAGCGCTTGAAGAAATTAAAGAAGGCCCTTCATATTCCCGAGAAGGTTATCAAAGAGCTTATCGTAAAAGATTTTATGAGCGAGCTATCTAAAGCTTTCGATAAAAAGAAGTGAATACATAAGGCCACGGTATCTAAATCATATCGTGGCGAATTCGCTCGCAGCATAGAGTCTAGATGTAAAGTCGAGAATAAAACTGCGAGCTACGACCTTCACTTTAGGTGGGCTTACGTAAATTGCGAGCGCTGCTTAGATACAAAAGAAGTAAAATAAAAGGGGCCTACTAGGCCCCTTAGTTTTTAGAGAATCTTTTTTAGGTAGCTTCTAAACTCTGGCATAGGTAACCATAGAGAGCCACCGGGGTCTGACTTTCTAAAACCTTTGAGCCCGCCTAGTGGGCCTGCTACCTCATGGTGCCCCACCACGTTATCAATCTTAAAGTGCCCCGCCTTAGGGCATGAGTAGTAAAGCCACGCTATGACTCTTATGAGTGCGTCTTCCTGCTCTTTAGAATACTTCTTGTACCACCCAGTAGGGCAGCCGTAAGCGTCTTTAGTTACGTACCTAGCGTCAGCCTTAGAGACCTCTTCGCCGTACCAAGAAAAGAGCTTACCGCCTTTCTCGTCTAGCTTACCGGGGTTATTTATCTCTATGCCTATGAGGTCGTCATTCATACCACCGATAAGACCGCGCCACCCTGACTCACCAGCATGGTAGCCCCACTTAGAAACTGGGTGGGCCTGCACGATAGTGCCGTCAATATCTATGCAGAGATACGCATAATAATCCTTAGCCCCTTCGATAGTGCTAAAGGCTTTTCCTTTATGGTCTCTGCCCGCAGTGTAGTGAACTACTGCACCACTTGGCCAGCCACCTTTATAGGTGCCTTTCGTTTTCATCTTCTTACGTGGGTGGGGTACTGCGAAAGGTATAACGTCGCTACCTCTCATTACGCTAGCGCGGTTAAAGCCGTGTCGCTTTAAGTGCTCTTCGCTTTCTGAAACTGGTAAAGGCTTAGGCTCGTCTTTAATTACGACGGCTTCGGCAGGCTTAGGCAGTGGTGCCTTAGGCGCTTCGGCTTTCTTGAATAAACTTTTAAGCCACTCTATAAACTTCATTGACGGCACTCCCTTAGTTGTTTCTCTAGTTTCTCGTATCTGACTTTCCACTGTAGAGCGTAGCGCGTAAGCTCTTCTTTCGTATCAGCGTCTACGCACCAGTGCTTATGCAAAGTCTCTAAAGTCGTATCGACTCTAGCGCCCGTTACGCCTTCTTTTAACTTTAAGTTTTCAGTGAAGTCAGTTTCTAGATTGAAGGTAAGTGCGTAAGGCCCACGGCTTGAAGTAGTGTTAAGCGCTTTAAGCTCACCCTTAGGCAGCTTCGGCGGGGCTTCGCATGATATGAGGATTAAACTACTTGAGAGAATTCCTAAAAGCTTCGTCAGTTTCTTCATCGGTCTTAGCCTCTTTCACCGCTTGAGCTTTAGCCGCGCGGTCTTTCTCTATAGCTTGGTCTTTAATCTCGACGTCTACGTTATCAATAGCGTCGCCAAGTTTTCTATCTAAAATCTTCTCGGCGGCCCGAAGCATAAGGCCACCGAGAAAACGCACCACCGTAGACGCACCAGTTAGAAGGGCCTTACCCAAGAGAGTAAAGTCAATCGCTCTGATAATTTCTAGAAGGCGCTTTTTAAATTCCAATTTAGTTACCCTTCGGCGCCGTCGATTTTATCAATCTGCGGTAGCACGATAGCATCTAGCTGGTCTACGAAAGGTACCGCTAGATCGTCATACTTGTTTTCAGATAGCACGGCAGACTCTTTCAACCAAGTTTTAAAAACTAGGTAAGCGTCGCCCGCTAGGTCTTCAGCTTGAATAAGCCCTTTAGCTTTGAGCATCTCGCCCAGTGCTTTTAGATCATATGCAGTAGTCATGGTTCTAACTCCCGTTGTTTTATGTTTCTGACTTCTACCTCTAATACTTCAAGGCGCGCTTCGTGCGCTGCTTCTACGTCTTTCATAGCGCCCATAAGATCAGATACACTTTCATTTATTTTTACAAGCGAAGAATTGATAGCTGAGAATTCGCCGCGTATAGTCTTTCTTACGAAGTACCAAGCCACCATAAAGGTGGTGAGCTTCTCGCCTATCGGCGTACCTGTAGCCGTCTCGACTGCGTGCTTAAGTAATTCTATTTCTTCCAAGTAATGCCCCCTTATAGAGAAAGGGTCTAAAGCGTTTCAAACTAAAAAGCCTCAGAGCCCTTAAGCTCTGAGGCTAGAAAACTTAAAGCGTTACTTCAAGAGGTCTTCGATAGTTTTCTCGATAGCGCCTTCTTGAGCTTGAGCTTCTTGGTATTTAGCCAAGAGGTCAGCCTTGAAAGCTACCATAGCTTCTGCGACCTTAGTCTCGATAGAAGCAGTGAGGTCTGCTACTGTAGCTTCGAGGGCTACGACCTGAGCCTTAACGCCGTCGAGCTGCACCATGAGGTCACCATTGACTGCTTCAAGCTCGATCTTAGCTTGAGCTACGGCAGCGTCTAATTCTTCTTGGCTATAGATTTTATCGCCTGCGGGTAGACTGGCTACACCTGCGGCAAAGCCTTCGTCGTAAGCTGCCTTCTTAGCTTCAGCGATAGCAGTTTCTGTATCTGCTAGCTGCGCTTGAAGAGCAGAGATAGTAGCTTGAAGCTGAGCGAATAATGCGAATAGGTCCATAGGTGCCCCCTTGTTTACGGTCTTTAGTGGTGGTGAGAAGACCGCTACCATAGCGGCCCCGAAAAGGATTACAAGGGTAAGACCTAAAGTAAAGTCCAGATATCACCTACCGCCACTGGTCAGATAAGTTTTTATCGCATAGCCACCGTGGCTTATCGTCGCCTTCTACTTTGATACTTCGGCAGTTACTCACCACGATATTAGTCGAGCAGGCCGTAGCGAGTAGAGCGATTACGACTAAGACGATTGATAGTTCTAATCTCATTCTTTACCCCTTTGTACTTTCTCGATTAGCTCTTGGCACTTTGCTACGTTAGCGTCGCAGGTAACTTGAAGCTTTACCTCTTGGCACCTTGAGAGAAAGAAGACGCTAGCTGTAAAAGCCGTAGCGAGAATTAAAGTCTGCACTATTTCTTTCATCTGTTATGCCTCGCGATTACGAAGATCAAGACGCCTAAGATCGGTAGCGCTATATGAGGGTACTCAAAGACCAGCGTAGCGATAGAAGCAACAAGGTCTATAAGAGTGCAGTTACCTTCTGAGCAGTCCATTTTATACCTCTCTAAAGCGTTAAAAGTTTTAGAAGTAAAATCACCACCAGTAACGCTAGCAAGGTGGTGATTTCTCTCGGTGTCATTAGTGAACGCCGCCGATACGCTTGACCGTTACCCAGTTATATTGAGCATTACCGAATAGATTGATACTCGACCCGTTTAACTGAGTAACCCTAATATCTGCGTACTCGGTAGCGTTTAGCTGTACTATACCGCAGCCGTTACCGGACGCTAGCTGCGAGCCTGAGCCGAAGGATTCTCTATAGCTAATCCTTTGCTGGGCAGAGCCGTTTTTATATATGGTAACTTCGAGAGCTTCGGTATCTGCCCACCCGGTAGTGGCGCTTAAGAGTATCTGCGCGCATAGCTCATAGTACCCCGGCGCGGGCGCTGTAAATTTCCAAGACGCACCAGTAGTTACGGACCCAGTTAAATCAAAGTCCTTAGTACCGAAGTCTATGAGCGTAGCGCTACCAGTACCGTTAGTAGACTGCCCCGCCGCAGTAGTGTATCTAGCTAGAATTAAGTTACCCGCAGTTATTTGAGCGGGGCCGTCCATCTTTTCTATAAAGAGGTTAACCGCAGCCGCAGAGCTAGCAGTTACAGAAGAGTCGCACGATACGGTAATAGCATCGCCTGCGTTTACTTGAGCAGAAGCTACGCCGATACCACGAATAGAAGACCCGTAACCTGCTAGAATAGATCGGCCCGTTCCATTCACTACAAGGTTACAGTTAGCGGTGCCTGAGCTTAAACTTAAGCCGTTAAATACCACTCGGTAGTAGCCGGGTACTGGTACCGTATAAGTAGAGTTAGAAGTAAACCCACCGTGAGAGTCGTAGCCCGCAGTCGTAAACTGAAGAGCAGTATTAGCGGTGATAGTCGTACTAGATAAAGTATTTCTCCACGCCGCTACGGGCCTAGTGTTAGCGCTGCTCGAGACGACGACGTTAGAAGAGCGGCCAGCTAAAGGTGTCGAGCCCTCGCACTCAACTTCGTCGCCACTAACAAAGGTCGCAGGTATCGTATTAGATATATTCGTAATTAAAGAATATGAAGAGCTAGTTACATTAGTTACGGGCGCTATATTAGTACCATTATGGTAGGCAGTAGCAGAGTAAGCGTTCCCGTTAGCTGTAACTCCACAAGTGGCTACTACGACTTCGGCACCATTAGTGCCTAAAAGTTTAGAAGTATCAATGCTAAAGCCCGCAGGCATATGATTGATAGTTAGCGAAGTAGCATTAGGCGAGCCACCTGCGATAGCGACGCGCACTTTATAGTGCATCGTATCGCCTATAATCCTATATTTTCCACTGTACGTACTATTACTAGTCCACGAGCCCGTAGGCGTATAGCTTACCCAGTCCGTAACGGGTGGGCCGTTAGCTTGATTCTGCGGGCCTACTTTTACGCTATCGAATTTAGCAGTATAAGCTACGGCAGAAGTAGAAGCGACGTGAAGAATTAAACGGTATGAAGTGGAGTCAATAGACGTCTGAAAAGTTAAAGGCTGGGCGTAAGAAGAGACGCCCACGTTCTCCACTTGGTATGCTGAAGGCTGAATATATCTAGAATTCGTAACGTCATAGATATGCCACGAAAGATCACCAGTAGCGTAGGTGCCCGACGCTATCTCATAGGTGTAATCAATCTGAAGCATCTTACCGCGGTCTTCTCGCTCAATCGTAAAATCGAAGCTTACGCCTTGGCCTTGTCTATTGACTGCATCTTTAGTTAAAAGGAAAGACCCGTCGCCCGCGAGAGGCGTAGACGTCGTGCGAGTCCAAGTAATGTTAGCGCTGCCACCTGTACCGTCTACAGGTATAGAGCCCGCAGCATCTGCGTAAGTAACCCACCCAGTAGTATTAGTCTCAGCGTCTGGGTTCTCTTCGATATAGTTTCTACCGCCGCCACCGCTACCAGCGACGACGCCCCACGCGGTACCATTGTACTGGTTAAGGGTATTCGTATCAGTGTTATAGATCAGAAGCCCAGTCGTAGGTGATGAGATAGCGTCTCGCTGTACCGTCGTCATGCGCGGGGTTAAGAAGCCTTTAGTCGTAGAGACTAAATCTAAAACCGCTTTAGAGTCTGGTGCTGAAGAGGTGCCGATAGATGCTGAGCCGTTTATCTCTACGTTACCGTTAGAGCGTAAGCCGTCTACCTTGAATGGCACCGCTGCGGCTGCGACCGAAAGAAAGAAGCACGTTAGAATTAAAGTTGAAAAGAATCTTTTCATTTTAGATAGTTCCTTGTGTCGTTCGAGTATAACCAAGAAGCGAGTTTACCGTATCGTAGCTACCAGCCATATTACTTGAAGAGTAAGTTACCTGCCCCGTGGCAGCGTTTACGTCAAAGCTCATGCCCGCAGTAATCGCAGTCTCTACAGAGTGGCGGCCTAGATGAAAGTTAGTGCCGTCGTATAGAATGATAAGCTCGCCTGACTCCATTACGGTATCAGTCGCTAACCTTCGTACCCAGTACCTAATGCGAGTAACGCGGTAGAGGTTAGAAGCTATGAGCCCCGTAACGTCAGCCGCTGAAGCATTATTCGCGATAGCGAAAGTCGCTTCGCTAGTAGAAGCGCCCGCACCTACTAGGGCATTGACGATGCTCTCTAGCGCGACGCCTGCCGTGCGTAGTGAATTCCACCAGCCGCTTGTAACGGTACCGCCATTCGATCTAACTTGTACGCTTGTGAAGTGAGTGCTCATTTATACCGCCTTAATTATGGTGCCACGTAGTATATCGCTGCGTAACCACCGCCACCTGCGCCGCCGCTGCCGCCCGAGCCATTTGGTGCAGCACTGCCGCCGCCACCGCCACCGCCTGCGCATCTGCTAGGGGTGGCGGGCGTCGCGCTCACGCCCCCGCCTTGCGCCGTGCCAGTAGCGCCCGTGCCGCCATTTCCGAAAGCACCAGCCGCGCCACCACCGCCGCCGTGGCCCGTTTCCGCAGCGCCATTCTGCCTGCCGCCTGCGCTACCGCCCGAGCCGTAGAGACCGTCACCGCCCGCTATGGCTGCGATGGGGCCACTGTAGCCACCTTTACCTGCACCTATGTTATAGATACTTCTAAGTAAGGCCGCAGCGCCACCAGCGCCGCCGTCAGAAACACCAACGCCGCCGCCGCCGCCTGCGCCACCTACCGCCGTCATAGTGCCGAAAGAGCCAGCGACCGTTACCGTACCGCCCGTCGAGCCCGCGCCGCCTGTGCCGCTCGAGCCTACGCCCGCGCCGCCGCCGCCACCTGAATTTATGGTTACTGTTATAGTCTCGCCTGATGTGACGCTAACGACTCGCTGTACGATGTATCCCGCTGCACCGCCGCCACCGCCGCTACCGCCGCCGCCGCCTGAGGCACCACCGCCGCCGCCGCCGCCACCGCCACCGCCGCATAAAAATATATGGGCGTTAAGTACGGCACCAGTAGAAGGCACTTGAGTAGTACCGCTACCAGTAAACTCTACTTTTTTTAGTTTAAAGATAGCGTCAGAGTTTAGCTTCGCGTAAGTGATAAGCCCGTCAGCTAGAGAGTCTAAAGTAAGACCGCTCGTACCGATACGAGCTTCGATATTCCCACCGACTCTAAAATTAATTTCGTTACCTGCGTCTGATATCTGAGCTTGTGAAGCGGGGTCGCCAAAGAAGATAGCACCGAAGGGATAGGTACTTGAGCCAAGGTTACCAGCTTCAGCTTCTGCTACGCCCGAAGAATTCCTAGGTACTAGATCACCCTTTAGCGCACCAGTGATTTTATTAAAGTCGCTCGCAAAGATTGTAGTGCCGGGTACTGCGTTAGAGATGGTGCCCGTACCTGCGTAAGCGCCCAGTGCGAGAGCGCCGATAGCTAAGGTAGCGATTAAATATCTATTTAGTTTTAGCTTCATAAACTTAAACCTCTCTCACATAGAAAATCATTTCGTGATTACTTGGGTCTATATCTTTCGATAAGATTTTAAACCTAGCACTGGCTTCAATAGCAATAGGTAAAACTTCAAAGGGGTACCGCGCTGAGTCCCATAAAGCTAAGTCCCATAAAGGAATATCGGCGCTATCATTGATAGCGATATTAGGATAGTCGATAGAGATTTTATCTAGGACGTTAAGCGCGATAGTCTCGTAGTCAATAGGTGCTCTAAGAATTACTTCGCGCTTAGGATTTCTAAACTCTACTTTAATCGCGTCTAGTATCGCCTGCCTCTTAGTCGTGTCAGTGATAAGAGGTGTATCAATCTCTTTCTTTCTTACGCCGTAATCGTCTAAGCTTGTAACGTCGCTAGAGACGAGGGTCGTATCTTTCCAAGTAACGAAATTGAAAACGCGGTTAAGACCTTTTCTGTAGTCCGATAGGTCTATGATATTCTCGATACCATAGATAGCACCTTGGCCGTAGAATGTTTTAATAACGTCGGCAGTAGCTTCTCTAGGACTTACATAGATAACGTCGTCTACCACGTAGAGTACTGAGTTAGAATAAAGAAGGATAAGATTGATAGCTTCTCTCACGGTCTTATTCTCTAAGCTCGCTACTGCGTCTACCGCTACGTTAGTATCGCACTCGATATTTAAAGCGTCTACCGTGAGCAGTGTAGTGATAGCCGTCTGATTTAGCAGAGTAAATAAAAGCTCTTCAAAGGTATCACCATTAGCGATGCTGCCAAAGGGCACCAGTACTTCGCCTAAGATTGACTCTTTACCTAAAACCTTAAACTTTAAATTCTGGTCTTCGGCTTCTTGTTTTAAAGCCGTATCGTCTAAGAGACCTTCAAAGGCTACGACCTCTTCGCTTAACGCCACGTTACCAGCTTCAAAGAAGCCCGCGATAAGGTCGTAGTGCATAACCTGCCACGTGATCTTAACGAGAGAGTTAGAGCGCCTAAAGTTAAAGATAGTACCCGGCTCACCTACGTCTGAATATTTACCCGCGATATTCGTAAGCGTGAGCGTCACGCCTGAATTCTTAAAGACTCCGATATCGTACTCGTTATTATCGAGAGACTGCTTCATAGCTGTAACGCCTTGAAGCTCGACGTCTTCTGTAACGTCGAGCCACTCGTCTTGATAAGCGCCCGCTTCGGTGAAGGGCTTTATGTAAACCTTAAACCTGCTCACTAGATTCTACTTTCTGCTAACGCTATTTCTATCTTCTGCCCATGATCGAAGTAGCCACCATTCCACTCAGTCTCTAAGTCATTCGTCGCAGTCATTAGGTAAATATCTTTTAGCCTAAAGCCCTGCACGTCGGTAAAGAATTGAGTATCAGTACCGCCGCAGAGCCAGACTAAGAAGCCATTGTAAGAGTCAAACATTCTCTCAATGAGCGCATGGTCCGTAGCATCTTTCATAGAGTTAAAAGAAAGGGCGCACGAGAAAGCGCCTAAGCTACGAGTTACGTTAGCTCTACCAGATAACATCTTCTTTACTTTGCGGCCCTTCTCTTGGCGGGGCTTCTTGACCATGGGCTCATTCGTAAACTGCCCCATACGCTTAGTGATAATAAGCTGAGAGAGAAGCTTGTCTTGGTCTGCCGTCATCGTGCCTTGGATAATAAGCTTGAAAGCAGTAGACGAGACCGCAGTAAAATTATGGTGCGTCGTCGTCTCTGCGTTATTACTTACAGAGATAGGCGTCGAAAAGTTTACGAAGCTCGAGCCATTCCAGTACTGAAGCGTATAGGCTTTAAAGTTATGATTAACGAGAAGGATATCTGTAACCTCTACCTCTGTAGAAAGCTCTACGAGAAGAGTAGTAAGCCCCGCATCTGTAGAACCACCAGTGCCCCAGCCAGAGTCATTACGGCGATTACGTAAGAGGTCTACGTAAGTAGTGCCGGGGTCTGTAGCTACGCCGTCAGTCGCAGTAATAGTTACGCCCGGCTGGTCTAAATCAATTTTATTTTTCTCGAATATCAATGGACCCATTAGTTCACCACCTGTAACGACTGCCCTAAACGCCCGCGCTCTACTAGCTGCGTTTCGATAAAGTCCATAAGACCCTCTTTCAAAGTAATCACTATCTCAGTAGGGCCGCCACCGCCGCCCATGATACCGCTTAGGCGGCTCGCAGTGCGAGGGTCGTTAAGTGGAATAACCGCTTCGTCTCTGCCACCTTCACCGATAGTAGCTTGAATACCGCCCGGACGCGCCCGCACGATACCACCTTCTGCGAGTGCCACGCCGCTGATCTTTGCGACGTTAGCCGCAGTCGCCGCACCTACAAGGCCAGCGAGTGCGAAGTTAAACGGCGGCGGTGCAGACGCTAAGGCTTTCTGTACGGCTGCGTAGCCGTCGATAGTAGCTTGAGTAATCGCCGCAGCTTTCCCTATAGCGGCTAATTCTCGGTTACCACTTTGCGCGAGGCTAGAAATTGTATTCAGTGTAGAGCCGAAGTTACGCTGCCGAAGTTTATCCTCTTCAGCTTTAGCCATGGTGAGCATCTTCTCTGACTCTATCTGAGCGAGTGCTGCCTTACGCGCGAGCGCGATGCGCGCGTTAGCGTACTCTTCATCGTCTATTAGTTTCTGGTCATAAGAAGCTTGAAGCATCGCCTGCTCTTCAGCGAATTGAGCGGCTGCGTTTTCTGCTACGGCTGCGGCGTATTCTTCTTCAGTGATAAGGCCCTGCTCTTTGTTAGCCTTGAGCATCGCTAATTGAAAGTCGTAGGCTGCCTGCATAGAAGCGCCCTGCTCTGCGAGAGACTCAGCCGCAGTCTTCATAGCTTCTTGCTGCGCCGTAAGCTCAGTCGTTACGCCCTTAGCTGCGTTAGCTGCGTCTACGTTAGGCTTGATAGTAGCTTCGGCCCCTGTTTTCATTTCATTGTAGCCAGCCATAGCCGCCGTCTTCAATTCTAGAAGAGCGTCGTTAAGCGAGCCTAGGGTAGTATCGCCCGCTAGCGCTTTGTTAGCTTCGGTCGCGTTATCTCGAAACTGCGCCCAGAAGTCTTCAGAAGCTTTAGCTGCACCATCGAAGGCGAGACCTAGCACCGATAGTATCATACCACCAGTGGCCATAAAGACGGCCATAGCGCCATTGTACCAGAATTTAAAAGCTGCCAGTATGGCGTCTATCATGGCGATAACGCTAGTGCCGATGTCTAGCATCATTATCATGGCCTTAGCCACGCCTAGCTGCATGGCCTTACCGCTAGAGTTAGCGCCCGCCTCGAGACCTAAGAGCATACCACCGACTGCATCTAGTACGTTAATAGCTGCTTTATTTTTAGTGATAGAAGTAGCGACGGCTTCAGTAATGTTGCCCCAAGTATTAGAGATTTTACCAAGCTGCCCGTCGAAAGTTTTCGTAGCGCCTTCAGCCGCACCACTGGTGCCAGCGAGTGCCGTCATAATGTTAGAAAGGCGCTCGCTCTTTGTAGCACCCTCTTCTACTTTGATACCGTAGCGGTTAAACGCTTCGACGTTACCGTTAATACCTTTAGCGATAAGTCGCGTGGCGCCTTCGAGGTCCATACCTACTGCTACGCTTAAGTCGAGCGCCGCCTTCTGAGCAGTCTTTAAACCTTCAGACTCAAGCTTCGTAAGAGAAGAAAGAATAGAAAGGTTATTAGCTATAACGTCGTCGCCTACATTAGTAGTGCGCTCCATTTCTGAGGCGAAGTCTTGAAGGTCTTTAGCTGCGGCTGCGGTATAGGTACCGTTTAGGGCCATAGAGTTAGCGAGCTTTGTAAGCGCTAGCTCTTCAGCGTTAGCAGCTTCTACGCCCTTCATAAATTCGCCAGCGATTAGAGCCGCGCCTTCTTTTAATTTCTCGAAAGCGCCTAGCACTACTTGTGAACCTAAGAAGCCTGCCATAGTGGCCATGGCCTGCTCAAAGAGCGTAGCGTTTTTAGAAGAGTTTTTAGAAAACTCAGCTACTGCCTTATCCATTTTCTCTGTATTAGTCTGCACGGCTTTAGCCGCACCACTCATCTCAGCTTTTAGCTGCGAGGTTTCCGCGACTAACTGAACGACTAGCTCTTCTAAAGTTGCCATTACTCCACTCGCTTTCTAGCTGCCTTAATTCCTGCGAAGTAATGGGCTTCTTAACTTTACCGAAAAGAGCGTCGTATAGCTGCCAGTACTCCGAGAAAGTTATAGACCAGAATTCTGATACGCTTAGCCCCATATTCAGCTTAGCTAATCTTAAGAGCGGCCCCCATTTAATCACGTCAGTTTTCTTCGGGGGCCGCTCTATCTTAGGGGGCTCTAACTTTTTTTTTCTTCAGTCTCTAAATTCTCTTCGGGCTTCGTAACTTTATCGCCGGCTACCATGGTAGCGATATAGCTTACCACTGGTGATACTACTCTAACGCCCTCGTGCTGCACCAGACTCCATATCTCCTCTAGACTAAATTTCTTTTTAGTCTCGTCGTCTGGGTGAGTAGCTGCCTGATTATAGAATATAATCTGTGCTATCTCTGAGAGCGGCGGGCTCGCCTTGATAATATCGTTAAGGCTAGCTTTCGATACTGATAGCTGGTGCGCCTTCGAGTATTTCCAGCCAAGGTAAGAGACAGCACCTACTGCCGACTCCATAGCTGCGATATTCTCGAAAGTGGGCCGAAGTAAAATCTCTTCGGCCCCAAGTTTGATTACTGCTTCGTTACGAAAAGGGTTCATTACGCAGCTCGTACCACTGTAACGGGTCCAGCACTTTCAGCACTCATAGAGAAAGTACCTTCAGCGTCATGCCCTGCACCACCTTCAAAGCTTGTGAGTTTAAACTCACCCTTAAAGACGATACCGATTTTAACGTCTACCCATACCAGCTCTACAATCTCGTTCGCCATAGCAGAATCTTGAAGAGCCTCGAAGTTAGCGGCGTCTGTATAAACACCATCGCCCGATACGTCGAAGCGTCGGATACCTGCGTCGTCGATAATCTTACGCCACTGGTTAGAGCCGTAGTTAGTGCCGTCAATCGAGTCAGACCCGAAAGAGAGCGACGAAGTACGAAGCCCGCCTACCGTAGAGAATACTTCTACCGATAGCGCAGTGATAGTATCAGTGAAGGTAATCGCAGCGCCCGCAGGCGTGAGTGCAATTTTAAATGAGTTAGTGGCTACTTCTTTAACGTAGTACGCAGTACCTACAGAGACTTCAGATACTGAGCCCGGTACTGTAGGAAAGTAAACTACGTCGCCTACGCTTAGGCCGTGAGCCGTAGCGATTACGTTAGTCGGTACGTCTGAAGTACCTACCGCTACGTCGATTGATAGCGTTGACTTTGTTTTCAAGATTAAATCTTTTCCTGCTCTTTCGCTCATGCTGCCCCCATTAAAAGTCTAAAGCGTTGTATGCCTTGTTTAGTTACGTTATCCTCTTCGGTTACTATTTCTATTAGCTCTCGCCGAAGACTGATAATGCCCCAGCCTTCGATAGAGAGGTTAGCTTTATGCAGAAGCTCGTCAATCCTTTTCTGTATAGCTTGGACTTCTTTATCGCCACGTCCTGAGCCCCGGACCCAAGTCGATACTTGGAATAGGGTATCAAGACCCTCAGTCGTGTAGCTGCCACGGTCGCTAAAAGGAAAGATCATAAGCACCACGTAGGGGTAGCTCGTATTATCTGGCACGTGATCGAATATCTTACTCGCGCCTAAAAGGCTGGTGAGAGTAGCGTCGCCGTTAAGCAGAGCGTAAATAGCTTTCTGCGTTTCAGTAGGTGCCCAAGTCATTACTTAACCCCTTTGATAGAGTCTTTAAGCGCCTTCTTGAATATCTCTGCTATCTGCTTAGAAGTAATAGATACCGCGCGCGAGAGCCAAGGTCTAGCCGCGATACGCTTAGTGCCGAACTCTAGAGCGGCTAGATATTTTAAATTAGTACCTACCCTACCGACGAGCCCCGACTTCTGAAAGTCGAATTTAATACTCTTAACCGCTCGACCCGTATCAGTGTTAGGCGGGTCGCCGGGGTTAGATGCGAAAGCTATGCGCTTGTTAGGGCTATACCTGATAACGGGCGTACCATCTGTATTCTCTTGAAGAGACTTAGTAGCCTCACTATGAATAGCTAAGACGCCTTCTCTTACGGCCTGTACTTGGCCCGCGAGAATCTCAACTTGAAATTTCTCGACCCTCTTAGCTATATTGTATTTAGCTTTTACCTTTGAAGATATTCGCATTACTTACCTTGGTTCTCTTCGACGTCGAGAATTAGAAAAGCTTTACGCTCTTCGGGGTTACGAATTCCTTTAATCTGAAAAGTTCTAGACTCGTAAGTAAAACGCATATCAGTAGTAAGGTCTGATCTATAGCGCACCACTAGTACGTGGGTACGCTGCGTCTGCACCTGATTAGAGAAAAGGCGCTCGCGCGAAGAGACCGCAGCGAGATAGCCGTAGACCGTAGGATTAGTAGCGAGGTTAGCCCACGTCTCTACAAAGCCACCTTGTGAGTCGCTCGCGCGCGAAGACGATTGAAAGGTAACGCGACTTCGTAAGTCGCCCACCGTAATCGCTTTGCCGTTAGCTGAGACTGAAAGGTTAGGCATGGTTAAACCCTATGCCTAACGTATGGTGATAAAAGAAGCTGAGCGGTATTAGGAATGGTGAAGCCACCGACGCCGAAGAATTCGCCGCTCGCAGAGTCGCCTCTGTTCTCAAACATCTTAGATACCGTGAGCATAATAGCGTGCTGAATAGCTGAAGGTACCGAAGTATAAGAGGCACCATAGCCAAAGACCGCGCCGTTAAGCTCGATACCGTTTACAGGACGTAGCACGGTCGTAGGCCATACCGCGCCCATGCGTAGGGCTACGCGACCGTAAGGGCCTTTAGTATCGAGCACGTAATTAGCTGAGTCGAAAGTAGAAGCCGTATCGTCATCGGCGTAAGTCTTAAAAGCCGTAACGCTTACGAGTGGGCCAAAGGGTAAATCAAGAGCGTTAGAGGCACCACCTGAGTAATCCGAAATGATACCTTCTTTAACGCCGTCGTGCCAAAGGTCTGAGGGCTTGTAGCCGAAGCTATCGTAGAAGACATTCCAAGTCTGAGTGATAAGCTTCTGCGCGATATATTCTTCGATACGCTCAGTGGCAGACTTCGCTAAAAGCGTAAGCAGCGTATCTTCACCGCTGCCGTCGATTCGCATAAAGCTTTTTAGGGCCGTCAGGTCTACCGCTAGTGCTGCGGGCGCGGTGCTTAGTACTGCCTTTGGAATTGGTTTCATCTGTAAGCCTCGCATCTTTGTAAGCGTAACCATGCTGCTCTAGCATCTCTGCATCTTGATCTTCTACGTCTAGGTATTCGCCCGGCACCACTATAAAGCCGCGACCTTTAACCTCGAGAAAGTACGGACGTAAAAAATAAACTCTAGTCATAACTTAAAAAAGGCGGGGTTACTAAGCCCCGCCTAACCCTTCGTCATTAGAGAGCGGGGTTCAATTCATTTTTACCGAGAATAGCAGAGACTGAGAGCGGTACTACGACCGTGCCAGTTTCTACCAAGTTTAGACGCACGTACTTCTTAGTACCCTTGTAGTGAATAAGGTGTACCGCAGAAGCGTCTGACGTCGCGTCGAGAATCTTAGCGATAGCGCCCGACTCTGTAGAGTGCAGGTCAGTAGAAGCTACGTCTGCATAAGACCCACCAGTATCTACGTCAGCGTGCTGTACTGTGATAGATACGCTATGCGAGCCGCTGAAAGCGTTACCGCTTGTAGCGCCTACGTTAACCATAAGAGTACAGGCACCAGCGTCTGCTACGTTAACGCCTGAGGTAGCCGTATCTGCCGTATAAGAAACAGGTGCGAGAAGCTGCACGACCTTCAGAATATCTTTAAGAGAGCGAACCATTTTTTAATTCCTTTGTTAAATATTAAACAACTAACAGAGAGAAAGGCGGCTCAATACTAGAGCCGCCTAAGAGAAAGACTAGATTACGCTTTTACTTTCAAGACTTTGATAGCCTCGAAATTCTTCACTGCACCACCTACGCGCTTAGTAGTGTAGAAGAGTACGTGCGGCTTCGAGCTATAGATATCGCGAATTACTCGGATACCTACGCGGTCTACGATCTGGTAGCCAGCGCGAATATCGCCGTAAATCATTGTATCAGTCGAAGCAGTTACTGCCGACGCGAGGTCAGAAGCAAACATCACCGGACGGCCTAAGAGCATATTAGGCTGACCTAGCATGAGCCCCGGCTGCCACAAGTAGTTACCGCTGATAGCATCTTTCAGCTTACGGACGTAACCCACCATGAGGCGATTGATAAGCCAAGTAGCGTTACCTTGGTAAGCTTCTTTTAGCTTCGATTGAGTATCAATCAATTCGTCGCCTGTAATAGCGTTGTTAGCCGCAGTCTCTTTGCGCTCGATATAACCGAAGCCGTCGCCGCTGCCGTAGTCCAGAATACCCTTTGGCTTTGCTACGCCGTTACCGCTCATAAACGCGGTAGCTTCGTCGCGCATAAATTTCTCAGAGACTTTACCAGCGAGCCACGCTTCTACGTTTACCGCTGCATCGTCGAGAAGCTTCTGCGTAGCCTTTGGCATAGCGTAAAGCTCATGCACTGGAATGACGATCTTCTTAAGCTCAGGCGTATCGGTCTCAGTGCGAGCAGCCGTCTCGCCTACCCAGCCAGACCCTGCTTCGTCGAGGTCTTGAAGCATCTCGAGAGAGTCGCTAGAGATAGTCTGTACCGAAGCGAGCTGGCGAATCGGCGACGACTCGAAGACCTTCGTAACAATCTCTTGGCTCATCTCAGGCGATACCAAGAAGCCGCCGTCAGCGTCAGAGTCTACGCTCATAGCCTTCTTAAAATACTCTTTCGACTCTGCCGAAATTTCTTTTCCAGACTTCATATAAGACTTGAAGTCGTCTGAGTACTTACGCGCTTGAGCTTTAAACTCGCGCTCTTGTGTTTCTTCTGACTTCTCTTGGCCGCCGAAGCCAGTGCGCCCGAGCGCTTTAGTCAGCGTCTCGATCTGGCCTTCGAGGCGAGTGATATCGGCGTTAGCCTTTTCCACTTTCTCGACTGTGAGACCAGTAGCTGCGCCTTTAGTTTCTACTTCTTTCAAGCGAGCGTCATTAGCCTTTTTGAATTCGTCAAAGGCCCGTCCTAGCTCGTCAAACTTTTCTTTCAATTCCATTTTATGATTCTCCTAAGTTGTATTTCTCGTAGTGCGATTATGATTTAAACTTTAGAATTAGGCTATCTATCGACTGACTAATCTTAGTCGGGTCTTCGTCAGCATCTGCGGCTTCTTTACGAAGTGCAATTTCTAAATCTTTAAGCTTAACCCCTTCAGCTTTCAAAGTCTCGATTAAGGTTTTCAGGTTGTCAATAGCCCCGACGCTTTTAGCCGCAGTAATGAGCGCCTCAGTATTCATCGGAAAAGTTACGAAAGAGTACTCCCATAACTTAAGCTCTTTCAGAATTCTAACGCGCGTATTACTTTGGTCTGGCTCTGACTTGATAGTGGAGTAGCCGATAGAGAGACCTGCTCTAGCTTTAATCGCTAGGGCTTTCTTCGCTAGCGCTAAACGCTCTACTGCTTTTCTAACGTCGAGCACTAGGGCACCACGTACTAGAAGCCCTGTCTCGTCTTCGCTAGCCTCTTCATTCCACCCGATTTGCTCGTGCGGGTTATGGTCAGCTAGGATAGGAAATTTACCCTTAGTGGCTTTGATAGTCGCCTTGAAAGCGCCCTTAGAGACGATATCGAACCCTTGGTCCATATTACCAAAGGTCGAGGCATAGCCTTCAATGACTGCCTCTTTGCCGTCGCCTATCTCTTTAGCTTCTTGGATATCAAAGGCGAAAGTTTTAAACTCTATCGCTCTTTTCTTTAGCTCTTCTGGTGTCATTAGTTTTTACTCCTAAAGGTTACTACGCATCGGCAGTTAATAACTTGATCGGCTGGTGCGCTAGGGTCGCCGGGGCCGTCCATATCGCTATCAGGTGGTACGCTAAACTTTTCGTCGAGCGGTACTTCTTGGCCATTGATAATCGCATGGTCAGCACCACCAGTAGCGCCGTCTCTTACGCGCTCGTCAGAAGCTGACACCCATTCCTTAAACATATTAGGAATAGATAGAGACTTCACCGCTTCGAGCGACCCTTGAGTAGAAGCCATACCTACTTCAGTGCGAGCGATGCGGTTAGCGCTTGAAGGCCCTAGGTCTTTGAAGCGCCCTTCTAGACGACGCTGAAGATTTACTAAGTCGTCGCCGTCTACGATAGCATCTTCTACGTATTGAGATACCACGCGCCTAACGGTCTTCTCGTTAGTTGAGCGAATGGTCTTGATAGCAGTAGCAGTATGCTTAGAGATATATTCTCTAACGAAGTCGTCGAATTTACGATTAGCTTTATTCTCTTTATCAAAGCCTAGAGACTTACCTTCACCTAGCACCATATCGCCGAAGTCGGTAATGACCATTCTAATATGGGTCTTTAAAGTTTTCTCTAGAGGGCCGTCTGCCCAGTCGTCTAAAGTTTTAAGTAAAGCGAATTCGATAACCTTAGCGTCTTTACCCTCAAGAGCAGCGGCGGTATTACCAAGCTTAACGGCTAGGTCTGAAAAGTCTTCTGTAAGATCACGAGCGAAGCCCTTCTCTAAACGTCTGCGCCATTGATTCTGCTTACGCCACGAATTCTTCTTTTCATTAGGGTTAAGAAGATTAATACTTTTCCAGTGGAATTCTTTATCAGTCTCTTCAGTATCCTCTACGTCGTCTTCTTGTTCTACCTCGTCGCCGCTGCTCTCATCTTCGGCGTCGGGCTTTTGATTACTTGGTTGAGCACCGAAGACTGACGGGCTCTGAGAAGGTAACTCGTCGCCACCTTCTATCTCTTCGTACCCTACCTGCGCGCGCTTCTCGTTTACCGTTAAGAAAGTTACAGGCTGAAGCGCAGTGTAGAGCGATACCGTTCTAGTGCGAAGCGCTTCGATAGCGTCACGGTCGTAGTCTAGGTAAAGGTCTTCGCCGAAGTCTTTAACGATAGTGCCGTTAAGAGTATCGCGAAGGTCGTCGAGCGTAGGTAAGATAGTCTCTTCGTAGAAGCTTAGGCGCGCTTCTGCGTAGTTATTAAAAGTCTTCTGCCCTAGGCCCATAATCTCAGGCGGTACGCCTAGCGCTATACAGAGGTCGATAGCGGTTACTTCTCTCGACTTAATATAGTCCATATCTTTAGGGCTAATGCTCACGGCCTGCCATGCTAAGCCGCCTTCAAGTAGAAGCGGCTTACCAGCGTTACGCGACCCCTGATAATTCTCTTGGAATTCTTTTTTAATCCTAGCGTACTGAGCGTCTGTAAGCTCACCACGTGGGTTGCTCTCAGTAGTCTTCATCTGTAAGACGCCGCTTGGAGTGGCAGCGTTTTGAAGCAGCGCTAAATTCCAGCGCTGGCCTGCATTGTTTTGATCTAGCGCTAGCATCGCAGCTTCTAGGGGGCTTAGGCCATACCAGTCGTTAGTTGGATGAAAGCTTTTCCAGTGAGTGATATTAGAGCGAAGCTGAATAGGGTCTACCGCCCACTCGCGGTCTTGGCCACCATAGCTAAAGCGATAAGCCGCAGGGTAGCCATTCTTACCGCCTACAATCTTCATCTTATCGGGGCGCACGGGCCATAGCTCTAGTGGCGGGCCGTTTAGTCTGTTAGGGTCTACGCCTTTATTCGACTCGATATATGAGTTACCCGCTATCATTTTATACCCTACGATGCTCTCGAAGAAAGCGGCGCGGGCTTGAAGCGGGTTAGGTTTATCTAAGAGGGTGAGCAGTGGGTGAGTATCGTACTCGCGAAGTTTACCGTTAGCGGTTTTCTGTTTAGAATAGAGAAGCCAGTTTACACCTTTGGCCGCAGTAGTGATCTTAGAGATAGCAGAGTAAACGATTAAATTCTTCTGATAGCCTTGTACTGCGAAGCCTTCGTAGTTAGCGGGCGTAGAGACCGCTCTACCTAACTGGCTCATAGTAGTTACGATACGAGCTTGAGATTCTTTAGAGCCAAAGAGAAAACGAAGACGGTCGCTAAAGTTCATAGGTGGTGCCCTCACAAGGTGCTAATCAAAGTAGTACTTAGTTAGATGCTTCGTACTCGTGGCTCTGAGCCGCCGCGTTTCAAGAAATACTCGACGGCCATTGAAGTGGTGTCAACCATATCATCATGCTTAACCTTCGGAAAAGACGAGTGCTGCTTTTTAAACCCCTTCACCCAGTCTGCCCCTTTAGGTAGTTTTACTTTACCTGCCTTGATAGTCGGAGTAGCTGCCGTAGCTCTAACCACTTTATCGCGTAACGGTAAGTAGGGTATAACAGGTAGCTCTGTATTTCGTAGCAGGTGCTGAATTAAACTAGACCCTGCCGACTTATCTTCGATCACTATAGCGTCAGGTTTAAATCTCTGAGCCTGACTTATGGCTAGAGATTCTAATAGCGGCGCATCTGTTTTCATTTCTAATACGTCTAAAATATAAAACTCTACGCCCGTGCGAGCCCACGTAGCGCATACGCTAAAGTCATTTGATACGCCGGGCTTCTGAGCGCAGTCCCAAAACTGCACGACCTCTAGAATGTTAGAGGGCGATGCTTCGTACTCACCCCATGACCCATCTAAGAAGAGCGCGCCCTTTTTAGATTTGGGATTCTGCTGAAGCTGCGCTTCGGCTGAGTCATTGAAGCGATTGAGGTCGTCTTCTAAATCTTTTAATAGAGTCTCGCTAAAGCGCTCGGGCCAAAGTAGCTCACCGTCTTTGGTGCGAGGGTCTACCCAGTTTAAAGAAGTGCGAGACGTAAGCTCAGAGGTACCCTCGTAGCGCGCTGGTAGGATAAGCCGCTCGTACTCGCCTGCGGTCTTTTCGAGCACGTGGCCCGTTAAGTCCTGCTCATGTAAGCGCTGCATTACGATAACCTTCGCATGACGCTTCGGGTCGTTATAGCGCGTCGCGAAAGCGACGTCATGCCAAAGGTTAACCCCTTCAAGCGCTGCCTCAGACGATGCGTCTACGGCGTTTAGCGGGTCGTCGATAAAGAGATAATCACCGCCCTGCCCGGTAAGGCCCCCACCCACGCCCACGCTAAGCCTTGAGCCCGTGGCGGTGTTCTCGAAAAGCTTCTTTTGGTTCGAGTCATCTTTAAGGCGCCAAGGCTTTACGTCGAAGTTACGGCCCATATAGAGCACCATCTCTTGATAGTCGTCAGAGTCGATAAGCATACGGGTCTTGATAGAGTCTCTGACCGCTAGAGCTTCAGAGTAAGAGCAGTAAATAAATCTTCGCTCAGGGTTACGAAGCCAGACCCATGCAGGAAACATAACCGAGACGAGAATAGACTTCATATGCCTAGGGGGCATATTGATTATGAGTTTAGATATATCAAAGTCTTTAACTGACTCAAGGTGAAGGCAGATAGCATTGATATGCCAGCCGTCTACGAAAGGCGTAGAGGGCTCAATCACGTGCCAGAATTTACGCACGAAAGCGTAGAAGCTTAAAGCGCTAGCTCTCTTCTCTAGCTCTCGCTCAATCTTCAGAATTCGTAGAAGGCTCTCGCGGTTTACTTGTGGTGGCTTCAATGACTTCACCCTCTCTAGACTCTTGTAGCTGGTGGGGTCTTAGCCCCTGCTTCTCTTCGACGTACTGCAAGTAACGCCTATTCTGCTCTTCGAGTCTACGCTTCTCTTCGATAAGCTCTTCGTTAGTCTTACCCTCATAAGGGTCTATGGCTTGGTGAATATGCCTCTCTTCGACTTTGCCCGCGACTCTCTCGATTATCTGATTAAAGTTTAGTGCGTCGTCGCAGCCTATGAGCGAGCCGATAATACGCTTCTCGAAGATTGAAATAGTAGGGTCTTCTAAACGCTGACGGGCTTCATCTTCTGTAAGATGAGAGTTAAGCGTTACGTATCTAGTGATTAAAAATTTATCTATCTTCTTATTCGCTAAAGCTTCTAGCTCGAAGGGCGTTAGGCCGCGTAAGCCGGGGTTACCTTTAGCCGCAGTATTACCTTTGGTAAACGCCTTGGGGTTTACGCCCGTTTTCTTCTTGAAGGGCTTAGGCATTACCACGGGTAAAGGGGTAGTCTTGTAAAGTGTAGCGCGACCTTTCTTCTTTGCCATACCTATAACCTGACGAGATGTTACGCCACAAGTCAAGTAGGCAAAGAAAGTTTAGGCCCTTTGGCTCACGAGCCACTGAAGGATAGCTGCTTCTTTTCTGTACTTATCGCGAGTGCGCCTAGCGTTTTCGATATGCTTACTCACTAGCGCACCACGTGCGCGCTCTTCTATGAGCGCTTGAAGCTTAGCCTCATGCTCTGCCTCTTTAGCCTTTAGGTGCTCTAATCTTTCAGCGTCTAACTTGATACGCTTCGGTGGCCCGCGCTTTTTTAGGTATTCCATT